ATAAAAGAAATATATATATAAAATAGTTGTAATAGTTGTACTTCAATAACTTAAAGTGTAAAAGTGCTATTAGTAAATACAAGGCTTTGAGGGTGGTTTTGGGTGCGGTGTTCTAGTACAACTATAACAAAAATAGTTGTACCGCTAAATTTTAAAAAATAATTTTAAAAAAGTGTTGACATACTACTACAAATGTAGTATAGTAAGTATATAAGATAACAACAACATTTTAGGAGGTAAAAAGATATGAAAAGATATTTTGTAAACGGTAAGGAAATCACAGAGGCAACAGCAAAGGAAATTGAAAAGGATAATAACAAATATATGAATAGTGGTAATATGGAAGATTTATTAAAAATCAAATTTATAGTAGTTATCTAATTAAACAAGCTGAGCTAACGGCAAGACGGGCAGAAAGTAGAGGGACATTATGAAAGTTAAAAATGTAATTAAAGGATATTGTAATCGTAATGAGATAATAGACTTGACTATAATAAGTGATACAGCTATAGAGTTTAGCGGTGACATTAAAAATTATATACACCCGGTTACTATAATGAAAGATTATAAAAAAGAAATAGAAAACAGGGAAGTTAAAAGAGCTGAAAACACTTGCAACGGTAGACTATTTATATTTATTTAGGTAATGTACATAAAACAAAAACCCCGTAAACACGGGGTTTTATTCTTTGTACTTTTCGTATGTTACCGAACGGAGGGGGAGGAAAAGTACAATAATTTAATCAAAAAAATATTATACTTTCCTCAATGATCTTTTTATTTTCGTCAATGCTGAATTCCTTTATAACACCCCTCCAAAAGGCTTTTTTATTCTCTTTGGTTAGTTGCTCATATAAACCCTTATAGTCAGTCTCTAATATTCCCTTTAATGCGTCAAGGTCACGCTCAGGCGGTGCAGCCTCAATGTCTATACTTTCAATTTGTTTTTGCAACATTAAATATTCCTTGTCGTACTCTTCCTCTTTTATGCGTCCTTTTCTAAACATAATGTTTAAGCGGTCAAGCTCAGCGTTAAGCTCAGTAAGTTTAATGTGATTGTTATTTTTTGGTGTTGTATCTGTGACACTTTCCACCCTTGCTATTTCATTGTTAATATACAACTCTAAATTATTTAGTAATTGCTTTTCAATTTTACCCTCACTTGTGGACTTGCTAAACGTACAAATTTTACGTGTACGGTTGCCGTTGCAGCGGTAAGAAAAATTAGCATATTTACCGCCGTTAGTTTTTTGAAAATTACCAGTCAAATTATTACCACACACCGGACATTTGATAAGACCGCTAAATAAAAATACTTGGTTTGGGTTTGCTGGTATTCTTGCGTTACGTTTTAATATTTCTTGTATGTGGTCGTAACGTTCTTTAGTTATATATGGTTCTACATAGTCAGGAACGCCCTTATATGTCCCATATAGCAACGTATTAGTTAAAAGGTTATTTATACTACTCATACTCATTTTAAAGCCGTATTTGACGTTCATATAACCTAGTGTTGCCCTTTTACTTTGGTGTGTCTCAAAAAATTCTAATATATCGTATAACATTTCTTCTTTTTCTTTGTCTTTTTCTAAATGACGGTTTTTAGCGTCACCCACCACAACCCACGGGAATTGAAAGTTGCCCGCTATAACCTGTTTATTTTTAATACGCATTTTGTTGTTAAATAATATACGCTTGCTAGTTTTCTTGGCCTCATATTCTGCCATAGTTAAGTATATGTTGATTTTAAATACAGCGTCCGGATCGTCCGGGTCAAGGTCACTTTCTTCTATTGATACCCACGTAACGCCAGCTTTGGAAAGTTGTTTTTGACACTCATAATATTCCCCTACATTACGGAAAAATCTATCAATACATTTAAATATTACAACGTCAAATTTACCCTTTTTTGCGTCCTCTATAAGTCGTGCTAGGTCTTTACGCTTGCTTATTTCTAAAGTCGCACTTATACCCTCATCTACATACGTACCAGCCGTAACAAGCCCGTACTCACTTGTAAAGTCAGTTAATAGGTCTAGTTGGTCTGTAATGGTGTAGCCGTTTTTCTTTTGTTCATCTGAGGAGCAACGAGAGTATAACGCCGCACGTATAACTTTTTCGTTATGATATCGTTCTAGCTGTTTATAAATAACCATATTATACCTCTTCTCTTTTTTATAAAATTTTCGTATAATTCAAAAGAACAAACGTTCTTACAATGGAGGTCTTTATATGCAAAATTCAAAAATCGAATTGTTAAACCTTATTACAACATTAAACGAAAATGAGACTTTATTTGTATTAACGTTGCTAAAAAGGCTGCTAGGGGAGCGTTAAACCCTCCCTGATAATAAATGTACATATTCCCTCACTTGCTCTTTTTTACTTTCTTCTAATTGTTGGTATTCCTCAATCATCTGCATTAACTTAGTATCAAGAAAAATGTCAGCTAGTTTATTAGCTGTTTCAACTGGTTTTTCGTTAATATCCGTCACCAGCTCAACGGGTGGTATGCCTAGGATTTGCGATAATTTAACTAGCGTACTTCTTTTAATGTTTACAACACGTCCACTTTCATATTTAGCGACAGCGGATTTTTGAACACCTATTTTTTGCCCTAACTCTTCTTGTGTATATCCCTTTTTAAGTCTTGCATATTTTATCTTTTGTCCTATGTTCATATATAACACCCCCTTAAATTTATTTACACTATAATTATTAGTGTAGTTACATTTTACCCTATTGTGTCTTGAAATTCAAATTTTTTTTAAAAAATTTCAAAAAAAGACATTGACAATTAAAAATTATTGTAATATAGTAATAAGTGTCTTGATAAGACACCGAACAAAAATTAAGGGAGGAGGGCATTAAATGAATGTACCTTTGTTAAGAAGTGTTATGGCATTACATAACGATACAAACAAAGACTTGGCAAACTACTTGCGAATTACTGAACAGAGTTTAAGTAATAAGATTAACGAGCGTGACACAGAGTTTAAACAAGGCGAAATTGCAGCAATTAAAGAGCGTTACGACTTGACAGCGGAACAGGTAGAGCAAATTTTTTTCAACTAAAAGTGTCTTTTTTCGACACAAAACGACATTGAAAAAAAGGCGGTGAGAAATTGGCAGAGCGAATATATACATTGTTATTTGAGCTGCTAGAGAAGCAAAATAACGTAAAAATTGAATGGCATTTAGAAAGAGGGTGATCAAACGTGTCTAGTATTAAGTTATTTGAACACCAGCAAAGGGCGTTAAATGAGACTATAGAAAAAAACAAAGTCGCTTATTACTTAGATATGGGTTAACGGCTTAGGTAAAACCTTTGTAGGATCTGAAAAAATGCTACAGCTAGGCAACAAGGTTAATTTAGTGATTTGTCAAAAGTCAAAAGTTGATGACTGGATAGAGCACTTTATAAAGCATTATAACGCTAATACATATAACTTAACTGATAAGAAACAATTTGAGTTTTTTATGCGTACTAATGAGGGTGTAGGTGTTATAAATTACGAGTTAGCTTTTAGACGTAAAGAGCTTTTAAAGTTAGAACAATTTACACTTATGTTAGACGAAAGCTCACTTATCCAAAATAAGACGGCTAAGCGTACTAAGTTTATTATGAAGCTCAAATATAACAACTTAATATTATTGAGCGGTACACCTACCGGCGGTAAGTATGAAAAGTTATGGACGCAATTAAATATGCTAGGTTACAACGTAGACGAAAAGGCTTTTTATAATATGTATGTCGATTATCACTACGACGACAACGAGGGTTTTCCAATACAAATTATTGACGGCTATAAAAACGTTGAACGCCTTAAACGTAAAATGGCGGCTTATGGCTGTATATTTATGAAGTCTGAGGAAGTATTTAGTTTACCAGCTCAAAACTTTATTGACGTTAAGGTTAACACGACTAAAGAATACAGAAAATTTAGAAAAGACTGTATAGTCGAATTTGAGGGCGTAGAGCTTGTGGGTGATACAACATTAACCAAAATGTTATATGAACGGCAATTATGCGGGTCGTATAACGAGGATAAGTTAAAAGCATTTGCAGACTTGTTAGAGAGTACAGAGGATAGGTTAATTGTATTTTATAACTTTATGGCAGAGCTTGACGCTTTAAAATGGCTTTGTGACAGCATACAACGCCCATACAGCGTTGTTAATGGTGAAAGTAAGGATTTATACGCCTACGAGAATAAAAACGCCTCAGTGACGTTTATACAATATCAAGCGGGGGCTATGGGGCTAAACTTACAAAAGGCAAATAAAATTATTTACTTTACACCGCCGCTTAGTAGTGAGCTTTACGAGCAGAGCAAAAAGCGTATACATAGAATAGGACAAGAAAAGACTTGCTTTTATTATAGGTTAATTTGTCGTAACAGCATTGAGGAGCGAATATATAGAACGTTAGAAATGCGAAAAGATTATACAGACGCATTATTTGAAAAGGAGGGAATGAATGAAAAAATTTGAGCTAACAACTGATTTTACAATTAACTTTTTAGGTAAGAAGTTATTTAGAATTAAAGCACTTGTTGACATAGAGCGTTACGGTGTTAAAGCTGGTGATCTAGGTGGTTACGTTGAAAAAGAAAGTAATTTAAGTCAAGAGGGTGACGCTTGGGTATACGGTGACGCTAAGGTATACGGTGACGCTTGGGTATGCGGTGACGCTTGGGTATACGGTGACGCTTGGGTATACGGTAACGCTGAGGTATACGGTAACGCTAAGGTATGCGGTGACGCTTGGGTATACGGTAACGCTAAGGTATACGGTAACGCTGAGGTATACGGTAACGCTGAGGTATAC